ACCCATTATCCATTATGATAAACCTTCCATCTTTTCTAGCCTTTAGAAAATGATTTTTATATTCTTCATCAGAATAAAATGATGGAAGTAAATATTCATAATCGTTTACTTCATAACTGTACGAAAGCATCCATTTTGGAAGTTCGTGGCTTTTTTGTAATATCATATAATTATATTTTTTATAAGTACATCCGGAATTATTTCATTGAATATGAAATTTACAAATTCAATTTCATTAATTGTCCAAGTTTCTTTATTATTTAATTCACCAGCAAATTGTACTAATGCTTCTTTTAACCCAGGTTGGGTAATATTATTATGGATAACTTCATAAATAAAATCTTTTGAATCATTTAAATATGAATAAGATGATATTGTATCTCTTAATATATTAATTAAATCTATATTTTCCATTGTTTACCATATTCTCTTTTAAAGAAAAACCAAATTTTTAAACAGTTTAATTCATATTTAAAATGAATATCTTCACTTTCAAAATTATCAATTATGTCTAATGCCATTTGGTGGTTATCAGTATCTGATGATTCTAGCATTTCTTTTAGAAAATCATACATTTCTTTATTTTTTCCTGTCATCATATTCAATTATTCCTTTATCTAAGGCATATTGAAATACTTGTTCATAATTAGCATTCATCCAATTATTTGCTTCTATGTCGGAAATTGACTCCTTAGTACATTTTGTGTAGCAATTGGGAGTTTCATATAAGATAATCTGACTTATTCTTAGATGTTGATATCTAGAGAACAGAACCATCATTGCTAAAAATAGCTCTTTAGCTATATTTTCTACTGAAGGATTACAGTATTCATTGCTGCCATTCAGTGACATTAACCATAATTTACTACTTGTATCGTTAGTAGCTTTTATAACTATTTCATCTTTAGGATTAAGAATCATCCCGTGATCTAATTTATCGTCTATCCATTGACAACCAACTCTCTTAATTTCTTTAAAATCAATAGCATAACCAATTTCAGCCATTTCTTCAAATTCAAATTCTAGTTCGTAGAGATAAGTATGACCATGCATGTTAAAACATTTCATTTTTTCATTCATAACTCTATGACCGGAGTCAAAAGTGCCTTTTCGTACAATATGTTGTATTTTATTCTTTGCGGCCATTATCTATTATAGTGTTTTTTAAAAGTTCTAATGCTCTATCAAAAGATTCCGACAATTTTTTGAGATAATTAGGGTCGGAAATTAAATTAGGGTTTAATTCTAATTCTTTATTAATATTTTCTATTTCTGTTTTTATTTGTTCTAAGTCCATAACTAAATTATAGTAAATGTAAAAAAATTTCTTTGACAAAAAAAATTCCTTAGCTATATTCGTATTATTTTTTTTATATTTGGGATCAAAAGGACAATGTCGACATCCATTTCCGCAACACTGTCCTCTTTTTATATGAAAAAGATGTGTAAATATTATTCTATCATTATCTTCATAATAATCTATATTTTTTATAAGACCCATTTCTAAACTATTTCACACATTCCTCCAAAACATGCTAAATTATCTTGTAAAGATGTATTATCATCTATTTCTATCACTTTAGATAAATCTATTTCGTGTAAATGCTTACTGTATTTATTGTATTCTTCTTCTGTAATAGTTTCATAAGGAGCTTGAATATATGTACCTAAATCTTCTGGTAAGAATGATAATGCTGTAAAAAATGATTTATTAGTCCATATCCATTCTCCTACTCCTTCCCACTCGTGAGGTTTAATATTAACTGTAGCACTAACATTATTTGTATTGCTACCTTTTCTATGACTAGGTTTTATCCATTCTTTATTAAAACGTTTAATTCGTTCTAGTAAATCTATAGCATTTTCCTTTGTACGAATTATAGCATTAGTTGGGGCTTTTATAGGTACTGTAACTATAGCTTGAATGTTGGCTTTAAAGAAATCATCCTCTAATAATTCAGGTTGATATATTTGTAGGTATGTATAAATAGCTTCGCTTTTACCAATTCTAATTCTTCTAAGGAAATATAAATCGTGCCAAGCATGAATTCCTGATGATGTCCCTAAAACTAAAGAAGATGTACCTTCTGGTTTAATGGTTCCAGATCTTGCAGCTTTATTAATTCCTATTAATTTAGCTACTCTTTCATTTTCTTCTAAAAGAACTCTAGAAGCTTCTTGTATATCTAGATTTAGAATATCTCCACTAGCAATTCCAGTCATGGAAACTCCAATAAGAGCTTCTTTTTCAGTTACCTTTTTCCAAACATCTCTTAAATAATGAAAATCAGTATAAGAAGCTTGTAATGTACCTATAAAAGTTGCTGCTCTTACGCGTTCATTTAAATCTTCTTGAGATTCAAGATTAGCAGCATTGATCGTTGTTAAATTACAAAACTGATTAGATTTTAAACTAATTTCAGCACATGGGTTGGTTCCCATGTCTTTATCATTTGTAAAAATAAACCCAGGTTCTCCACTATTAGAATATTCTATTTTTTTCCACAAATCTAAAAATGATTCTTTATCTATTTCTGATCGTAGTAAAACTGCTGAATTATTTGCTCTTCCTCGTTGTGGATTTTCTTCCCACCAATTTCCAAATTTACAAGATAACATCTCTTCATCATCTAAATTAAATAGAGCTATTAAAGCTGCTCTTCTTATTCCTCCTGACAATACGGCGTCTGCTAAATGGCATATTATATCATGGCATTCTAATGAAGATAATTTATCTCCATCATTTTTATTATCTAATATAGATTGTATATGGACAAGACATATTTTTAGTGGTTCAGGTCCAGGTGCTTTTCCCCCAGCTGTTAATAATTGAGAACCTTTAGTTCTAATATCTCTAAAATCAAATAGAGGAACATATGATGACATTCCAAAATATGATTTCATTAACATCTTAACAGCGTCTGCCCATCCTTCTATTGAATCACCTATAAGGTATCTTTTAGATTTTAGGGGTTTTCTGATTTCTGGTAATTTTTCTATGTGGTGTGTTTGAACTGAGTATCCTACTCCACAACCTGCTAACAGTAGGAACATTATTTCTGAAAATGCCCTATAATCATCTATGGGTAGATAACTACAATTAAACATTCGAGCATTATTAATTTCTATTGGTTTACCTGCGAACTGTATCGATCGCATTGATGGTAGTACTTTTTTATCATAAACTAATTGATATGCTTTATTAATTTCATCTTTTAATAAAGGAAATTTATTTAAATGCATATTTTTATTTCTAGTAACAATTTCTTCCCAAGTTTCTCTTCTTTCTTTCTTTGTTAAATACTTACTATATTTCATCCAAATAGTAAGATCACTCAATATTTTTTGATTAATATCCATTCTTGATTCAAATTTTTAATTATTAAAGTAATACATCATAACTTATAAGTTGTGTACATATAAATATTTATAATTTTACTTTAAAAATTTATTTTTTAAATATTCTCTATCTTCCTCGTTAATATTTGAATATGGGCTTACGGGAGCAGACATAGATTCGTCTTCATCATCATCCAATGGTTTGGCATAAATTTCAATATGTCCATTAGAAGTATCAATTTTAGACGCAAATGTCAAACCATCGGGTCCATATCTATTTCCCATTATGTGCCATCTTCCTGTTCCATTTATTCTATCTTTTCTTCCTCTAGCTAAGGATATCAATATATCTGCAATCATAATTTTATCATATGAACCTGCAGCATGGCTACTTTCTAATATATTTTCTTTAGCTCCTGTTCTATTTGCCTGAGATGGCGAAATAATAGGTATTTCTAATTGTTTAGCTAATCTTTTAGCATGTACGTATACATCATCAATTTCTGATTTTCTATCAACTCTAGATCTGGTTTTTACATAATCTAAATAATCAATAATAATTAAATCAGGTTTAAATTCATTTTGATGTTCAAGTTGTTGAAGATGACTTTCAATAGTATCAAAAGTAGCTGTTCGAGGAGGATATTCTTTAATAATAATTTTTCCTTTAATATTAGATACAACACTTTCAACTTTTTCTCTGTTTTCTTCTAATTTATCAACAGGAATACCCGTAAAAATGGCATCATATCTTTTACCTACGTACCCCGCCCCTAATTCTAGAGAATAATGCAATACATTATATCCCAACGTTGCAGCATATGCACCCATAGCAGCTACAGCCCATGATTTACCTCCTTTAGGGTTTCCAAATATTAAAACTAAATCTCCACTTCCATATCCACCTTGCGTTAAGGAATTAAAGACAGGCCATGGAAATGGCACTGCTTTTCTATCATCTTCTCTGTATCTAGATTCTATATCTTTATCATATTCATGCCCTATATTTTTTTCTTCACCCGCTTTTAAAGCGTTATTCATTAATTGCTTAATTCCATCGTAATCTCCTATTTCTAGTAAAGAAACAGAATTACTAATAGCTTTTTTAATTTGTTGATTTCTACAAAAGTTAGCAAATTCTCCCTCTACCCACTTTAAATCACTAGCTTCTACTAGTGAATATGCCTCTCTTAAACATTCTGTTATAGAAAGTCTAAGAACTTCATTTTCAATTTTTTTAGTTTCAATTGAAAGTGTTTCAATAGTAGGATTTGTGTGCCATTTATTAAAATATGTTATTATATAATCTATTATCCATTTATGAGCCGAATTTTCGAAATATTCTGCGTCTAGTGAATCGAATATATTTAGTAAAAAAAGGCGCTGTGTTAAAAGAGCGCCTATTACTTTTATTTGGAATAAGTTGCCATATTTGGCAAGATTGTGTAAAGTTGTGATAAGTACCTCCTTTTCTACAAATATTTCCATATATATCCACCAGATGTTTTTATAGAACCAACTAAAGCATCTTTAATCCCTTTTATACCAGTTAAATTTCTAGCTTCAGTAATAGAATTATAAATTTTAATTTGATTATTATTTTTATCTAGTTGAATTATAGGTTTAGATTTTGCTAAAATACAATTTTTTCTATTGTTTTTAATAGCTAAAATCCATATATCTGTTTTTTTTATTTTTTTAAGTTTATTTGAAATTTTTTTCTTATGTTCTTCTGTTAATTTTATACCTTTTTTAGCTTCAGATATTTTTTCTTTCCATTCATTAGTATACATTTTATGTCCTTTTCTAGAATTAGACATTTTTTGTTTTATTTCTTTAGAAAGTTTAGTTCCTTTTTTAGCTTTAGATATTTTTTCTTTTGTTGTATTAGATAAACCAGAATTACCAAAAGGTTTATTAGTTAAATTATAAAAATTTTCATTATTAGCAGCATCGTAATATTTTAACCAATATTCTTCTTGTTTTATTAAATCTTGTTGATTTTTACATTCCTCTAATATTTCTTTTTTAAAATTTTCGCGACCATATTCTTTAATAGCTTTTTTAAGTAAAGTACCACTTCCTAAGTAGTTAGGATTATTATTTGAATCTTTACCTATGTATTTCTTTCCGTTTATTAAATTTTTTGTAACATATATTATCATGATAATAAATATATGACAATACTAAAAAAATTAGCTACTATGCTCGTAATCTTTATTAATTATCTCTAATGTATTAAATACAGTATATATCCAATTATCAACATGAGGAATAGAATCCCCTAATAAATCGGAATTATACATAGTATTAAATGCTGACTTGTTTAGTCCATTAGATTCTTGTATATTGTTTTTTATAATTTGTAAATTTTCTAATGAAATTGAAGTTTCCTTTAAATTCATTAATCTATTATTAATTTGAAGCTGATTTGATAACTCATTAATTTTTGCAAATAAATCATTATCTTTTTCTTTACTTGATTTCTCAAGTATTTCATGTAAATGAAATTTAGCTTCATTTTTTAGTTCAGGAAACATTTTTAATAATTTTTTATCACCTAAACCTTTTATACCGGGAATATTATCTGATTTATCTCCTAAAAGAACTTTATACGCAATAAAATTATTAGGATGAACATTATATTCATCTATAACATCATTTTGTTTATAAACTTTCTTTTTACTAGGAGAATATATTTGAGTTTTTTCTGATACTAATTGCAAAAAATCTTTATCAGCTGACATTACAGTGATATTGTTAGTATTAATGTTATCCTCATAAGTTCCTACTATATTTCCTATTATGTCATCTGCTTCTAAACCATCTATACAAATAATAGACAGTGGTAAGCATTTTAAATAGTGAATTAAACGTATTATTTGACTATGTATCGCTTCATTCTCTTCTTCCTTTGTTTTAAAGGAATCATAGTTAGTAATTCGATTAGCATATCTATTTGATTTATAAGCAGGAAATAAATTTCGTTTAGAAGATGAACCTCCAACTCCATCAAATACGATTATAACCTTTGTAGGATCTAATATTTTAATAGCATAACCTATAGATTTTAAAAATCCTACTAGACCACCTATATGGTGGCCGTTCGGATTTATCATGTTAATAACTGAGAAACATCTCAGAAATGTATTTAAGCCATCTATTATGAGAATATTATTATCTATATGCTGTTTTTCACTTGTAATTTTTTCAAAAATGTTTTTATATTTGTTCATCCTCTATAGTTATAGCTTCAATACTTTTATAATTTTCATCCCATTCTGATTTATCTTCAGTTATTTCAAAATCAGAAGATCCTAATACTGCTAACCATTCATTTTTATGTTCTTGTTTATATTGCTTAACTGATTTGTCGTCATCTTCAATAAAACCATGAACAGTCATAATTACTGATCCTTTAGTTTGGATACCGTTAATGTGGTTCTTATCACATGCTACTTTAGTTCGTTTAGCAAATTCTACATCCTTACCATCTTTGGTTGCTTTTAATTTAGATGTTCCACTATTAGTGACATTACCAAATGTTATTACAAGAGAAGCATCATAAAACATAGCATTACCACCTTTGTTGGTCATTTTAGGTTGAGCATATTGGTTTTCTGCAGGTTGAACTCCAGTTTTATTTACACAAATAAGAGTATTAGTGTATTTGGAAGTTTCTTTTCTTGATAATGTAAATTTTTGATTAATAAAATTACCAAATTGATTAGCCATTGCTCCTGCATTCCACATAGGGTTATTATTATTATTATCTACTGACATTCTACAAGGTATTGAACCTATTGAATCCCACATAAACAATAAATCATAAGGTAATTTACCTAACATTTGTTCATTTAATAAATCAGCTATAAATGCTGACACATCTTCGATGGTTAAGAGCGATGATCTATCTACATATAGAAAAAATCCTTCATAATCTATGATCTTACCAGTTTCATCCTTAATCTCATTAATTTCGAATCCCATTTGCTTAGCATGTTCCCACGACCATTTCATTTCCGTTATTATGAATATAGGTAATATTCCCATTTTTTGAGCAGAAATAGCTGTTTCTAGCAATAAAGTTGTTTTACCTGTATCAGACTGACCTCTAAGAAGAGTTATGTGTCCCATAGGAGCACCTGGTAATGATACTATATTTTGGAATGCTTTTGAGAAAGGGATAAATTTTTCATCCTTAAATTTAACTGATTTATCAAGATATTTTGATTTTTTAAATGATTTTAAATCAAAACCACCTGATCCATTTAGGCTAGTTGAAATAGCTTCAGTTAATGATTTTGTTGTTCTAGCCATATTTTATTTTTTAGATGTTTCAAACATTTTGTCAAATTCATCAGTTACTGATTTTTTACTTTTTTCATACGCTGTTAGAGGAGGAGTATCAAATTCTGTAACAGGACCAGAAATAATTGATCCTTCTTCTGCTTTTGGTTCAGGATTTAAAAAGTTTTGTAAAACTTCTTTTAGATCATCAAATTTATATCTTCTATTTATTGCTAAGATATCTGTTTGATTATTAAGTAAAGACTCGATTTGAGAAGCATCTGTTGATATAGGTGATACTTTAGGTTTAATAGTTAAACTGATTTTATTAACAGATTTACCTGCAACAACATCTTTTACTACAGTTGCTGTAAAATCTCTACCTTCATTAAGGTCAGTGTAATCTCCATAATCTTCATTATCGGCTAATTCTAGTAATTGTTGATAAATAATTTTACCAAATTCCCATAATTTAGCCCCTTCATTTTCTTGTCCTCTTACAACAACATTTGCAAAATATCTAGTTTTAGGTTCCAATTTAGAAGCTAAACCCCAATCTTCTTTATCTGAAGATTTACGTAATTCTTTACAAAATTCAACAATGGGATCTTTTTCTCCCCAATTAGTTAATGCCATAATAGGACCTTTAGCATAACCATAGTGCATTTTAATTTCTCTAAAGGGATCTTTAGAATTTAATTTTGATGGAAGTATTCTTATTTGATACTTTCCGGGTACTGGTTTCCAAAATATTTTGGAAAAGTCAATTTTTTCGTACTTTTGATTTTGGCCTTTATTTTGAGCTTTAGCCAATTTCTCTTTCATTAATGTAATGTCCATAACAAATTTTATTTAAAATTTAGAATTAAAGATAATAAAAATCTTTGATAAAACCAAAAATATTTTTAAAGGTTTACTATTTTATGTATAGTAGTGTCTAATTTTCTCACATCGGAACCATTAGTTAGCAGAATACAATTTTTATAATTTTCCCAATTAATTTTATAATTGACATTAAGTACTCCTTCGTTTAAAGACTTTATTAAATTATTTAATGCATTTATTGTATAGAGGGTATTATAATCTTTTTTACGATGTAATAAAATAGTATTATCTAATAAATTAGATACGTTACCTGTATCTATGTTGTAGGTGCAAATATATTCATCACTTTGAGGTGAATTTAGGATAAATATTTTATTATAAAGTACTGTATATCTTTTATTTATAGTGTCTAGTGTTTGTTCTAAATTTTCTTTTTTGGAAAATGTACAAAATAATTTATTCAATTCTGATTTTTCATTTAAGTATTCATTCATACATATTTATATTTTTGTTAATTCATGATAATTTTTACCATGCTTTATACTTACTGGGAAGCCCAATATTTTTACTATATTATTATATACTTCAGGTTCATCATTACTAAAATCAAATAAAAATGAATCATAAGTATAAAGTATAAGTTTTGTTTTTTTATTTTTTAATATTTCTAATATTTGTAGAATTATTTCTACATTTCTCTTTGTTTCTAAAGCCTGGATATAGTAGTTAAAATGTTTATATTTATTTTTTATGTTTAAAATTCGTAAAGGAGTTTCTTTGGGGAGAGAATGATTTACAAATTCATTAATATCATTAAAAAATGGAATATGTAAATATTCCTTTCTAACCCCACCATAAATTTGTTGAAATACAAGTTCTTTTGCTTCTGATGGTGAATTATGCATTTCATGTGCTAAAACTTCATATACATTGTTCTTTTGAAAATAATCTTTACCTAAAAGGTGTTCAATTAATCTGGGATGATATGCATTGTAATCAATTTCTAGAAGAACATCATTTTCTGCTTTAAATGTTGCTCTTTCTCCATTTACTTTATTGAGTGCAGCAAAATTAATATTATTAAATGTATTTGACGGACGACCTGTTAACGTGTATAAGTTATACTGGGAGTATATTTTTCCATTTTTGATAGAAAATTTAGATTCACTTAATACAGAAGCAAAATAATGAATATAATTATTTTTATCAATAGAAATACCTTCTTGTTCAATCCTAAAGAATGCTGTAGTGAGTTCATTATTATTGAAGGAATAAATATTATCGTCATCGCGGTATGCTTTTATTGTGTCTTGTACCGCTATAAATATTTGTTCACAATGTTCATAGTGCTTACTTATAGGAATTATTTTATTAATATTTAAATTATATTTAAATTTACTATAATAAATCTCAATGCACTTATTATACTCAGGTAATGTTTGTAAAAATGATATAAAATTTATGTCAAATAATTTGTCATACCACTCAATATAATGTAACGTCTCTTTTTTATCTACTGTAAATAATTTGTCTGTTTCTGTCCTCAGAAATGAGAATACCTTATCTAAGGGTAATCCTAAAGACTCATTATGGTCAATACATAAAATATAACCTTTATGAAAGTTTACTGGATGTAAATAAATTAAACTAATGTTTGTTTTTTGGATACATGGGTGACTGTAGTCATTACCTGGAATTACCTTTATAAAACAATTTCCTAAATCTCGTAGCCGTTCTAACTGCTCTACCTTCTCAACTACATAAAACATAACTATTTTTTCTTTTTGTTTAAAAATAATGACTTTTACTTAGACTTCCAAGAAAGTCTTTAAACCAACCATTTTTTTATCGGCCATTTCTAATTCATTTTGATCAAAATGTCCTGATTCGGTGTCATTTTTTAAAAGGTAAAATTTTAACGAAATAGTTTGCCATTCATTATCATTTTGTAATGAGTCGAAATCATTTCTTGATATTTCTTTTATTAAATATGGAATAGTATTGTTCTTTTTAGCAAAAAATCGAGTAGATATCAAAGTATCTGCTTCTTGTTGCGTTGGTTTCCAAATCACTGAACTAAAGTTTTTGGTTGAAGGTAAATTCTTTAATTTGGAATAAGCGAAAGTAAAAGCCTGTGAAAGAAATGAATTAGATTCTGTTATTTTTTGCAATTCAGGTGCATTTTGATCAAAGGTTTTACCTGCAAACGATTTTCCATTAATAGAATAATAATTACCTTGATATTCTTTTTGAGTATCCTTTAAAATATATTCTTTACCAGAAGTATATTTATTTTGAGTTATTATATTTTTAGGTAATTTCATTATTAATTTATAATACCTCTATCTTTCATACGTTTTAAAATAGCAGCTGCTCCTGGTTGTTGGCTAACAGCTTCAAAACTGAATACTTTATCTTTTACAAATTTACCAGCTTTATATTGATTTGTGTATGACCATAAATACGGAGAATTTACACCATATTGTCTATATCCTAAGCCATTATATTTTTCTAAAGCATACAATTGTTGATAGATTGTACTAAAATCTGTTTTATCAAATTCGGCATCTTTTAAGGCTTGTACAGCGCTTTGCTCAAAAGTATAAGGAGGATTTATACCTACTAATTTTCCTGAAGGATATCTAATTGTTTTAAATTGTAAAGAATCTCCATTATATAAATGCTTACTGAAGTCTAAACTACATTCATTTTGATGTATAATAGCTACAATATACCATGGTGTATTTACTTGTGAACCAATGTTTGTGTATCTATTCTTATTAGCAACCATTTGATTAATCAAAGTATCTAATTCTCCATACTTATCACTATTAACAGTAGCTGAGTCCCACAATTGTTTAATATTTCCCACACTTGGTTGGCTATTAATATCACTTATATTTTTAGTTTTAAGAGTATTATTTTCAACAACTACCAAATCTTCAAATTTTATAAATTGTCCTGAAGGATTATCTAATATGATTGTCTGAGCATCTATGCTAGTTGTCCAATCTTCATTAGCTACCTTCCCCCCAATTCCTGTAATTATGTATCCTATTCTCGATCCTACTTCACCGCCTTTATAACCTTTAGGTAGAATATCTGATGGAATTTTAAAAACATGTCCTATTACTAACCCACCAATACCATCCATTTCTAAAGATAATTTAGTAGGAATTATTGCTCTGTTCTTTATATCTGATTTAGTAATATTTTTAAAAAATACAATAATATCTTTTAGAGCATTTTTATACTCAGAAGATTTATTTATATCATATTTAGCAGATGCTACATATCCTTGTTCTAGATTTCCAAAATATTCATATAATGAACTTAATTTAGTTTCTAAGTTATTAAGTTTGTTTTTAATTTCTTCTATTGTAGTTTTAGTATCTTTAGATGTGTTTAAAGGAGCATCTTTTTTAGGAATAATTCTATCTACAATTTTTTTATTAAAATCTACTAAAGTACTACTATCAACACCTAAAGCACCGCCACCAGTTTGAGCTCCAATAGCTACGATTGTTGCTTGTTCTTGGAATATTTGTGATTCTAATTTATAATTTCTTACAGTTGAACGTAAATTATGTACTTGTAATTCAAATGCTTTTTTATATATTTCATCTCTAGATAAATTATCAACATAATTAATATCTATTATTCTTACCATACCATCTATGTGATCAACATGAATATCAAAATTACTCACATTACCAATTGCTTGAGAAACTTCAGACATGGTGTTTTTTAGATAATCATATAAAGATATTTCATTTTTTTCTTTTTTATCTTGAGAAGAAAGATTAATATTTAATGAAAGATTATATAAAAAATCAACGTTTAAAAATATATTACCAATTATTCCTAATTCTTTATACGGATTATTGTCAACAAAATAAGGGAATTCTTTTAAAACATTTAAAAATTGAAGATTTTTATAAGCATCACTTTGTTTGTCATTAAAAGATTTTTTAGCATCATTTAAAGCTTTAGTTTCTTCTTGAATGGGGTTATTAACAGTAGCAACATAATTGAAATTTATTGTTCCTAAAGTTCCACGAACATCACCCACCGCTTCAATTATTTGACCTGTAGATAATCTATAAGCTAAAAAGTCTTTAAGAGAAGCATTTTGACCAATAACATCAGTTAGTTTTTTTCCACCAACAACAACTTCTAAATTATTTTTTTGTTGTTGAAATTGTTTATGAAATTCTTTAATTTCATTTGTATTTTGTCTAGTTTGAATTTTTATCTTAGTGATAATTTCTTGTTTATATGAATCTTTAAATGTAGTTATATAAAATTTATATAAAATATCATTAATTAAACTAGTATAATCTGTATTTGAAAATTGAATTAAATTATCCAAATTAGTATCGTCTACTGTAGATGTGGATACTTTAAATCCTTTCTGCCAAATAGGACTTGAAATCAAACAAACAGATGGATCTGTAGATATTTGTAAAGGATGGGCTAAACATAATAAACTTTTATCATCTTGATTTACTTTATCATATTTTCTTTCTTTATCAGATAATGAAACAAAAGGAGAATTTCCTTTAACATCTTTTAATAAAACATACTTATTTAAAATTTTTAGAAATGATTCTAAAGTTATGTATACTTGCGTATTTTTTGTATTTTTTTGACCTGTTACTTCTAAATTTTTAGCAAAAAAGTGATAGTAATCACCCCCATCATTTATAGTATATAATTGTTCTTTTCCTTTAGTACTACTATATACAATTTCTTTTAACTCATAACATATTCCTGCTAAAATATTTTTATTATATTCTGTAACTAAGTCTTGAGAATTTAAATTTATTTGAGATAATCTACTAGCTAATATACCATTAGTTCCTATTGATGTGTTTAAATCAAAAGGAGCATAGTTAACTTTAAGAGATTCTATTACTTCCCCTAAAGAAATTATATGAGTTTGACAATCATAACCACCATCTGGACGAGCTGACCAACTATAATTTTTAACATATCCGAAACAAGCATCGTAGTTACCCTTATATTCTTCTGTTGCTTTTACAAAAATTTCTTTAAATATTTGTTCTTTTGGTTTTTGTTGGTTAATAATATCATAATATTGTATATTAGTTTTATATGAACCATCAGAATCTAAGTAAGGAGCCCATCCCCATTCTACTAAAACAGTATAACCAGGACGCATATATAATAATTCTAAATCTTCTAATTGTCTAATATCCCACGCTACAAAATTAACTGTTACTTCTCTTAAAGATCCATATGCTGATTTAGATGCAATAGAAATATCTGTAATACCAGGCATTGGTCTAATACCTAAGCGATAAGGTTGTCCTGAAGGACTCACGTTAGAGTAAACATCGCTTATATTTTTTCTAAGATTTCCGTCTTCTTTTAGTATTCCACCTTGTAAAATATATTTTTTAGCTAAAGCACCACCATCATCTTTTACAGGTAATCCATTTTCATCTACTTCCGTAACTATATTAACTGCTGAGGTCATTCTAATCCATGAGTTGCGAGAATTTAGGTATTGTAAATTTTGAGGAGTACGATTTACTAATGCATTTTGACGTGCATTTATAGAGGCACTAATTGCCGGAATAAATGTATCCTTAAATATGCTCATGTGTATTTTCTATTTTAACCCTCTTTTTTAAAATACCCCATATATATGCATTATTACTATTCTGCCATTTTCCTAAATTTTCAAAACGAGAATCATTTATCATTTCATCATAAAATTTTTTATCCGTAATATCATTTCCATAATATTCTCCATCTCCATTTATTGGAAATATCCGACAATAATATTCTGGGAAATGTTCAGGACCTGGACCTTGACCTCCATCCCAAAAAAATGTATGAATTTTTAAAAAAACCCCGTCACTTACCTTATATGCCATAAGGAGATTAGGATTATTTATACCAATTTCGGCTAATATGTTTGAAAATTTAATCATCTAGCACTATTAAAATCGTTAAACAGTTTTAAAACAGCATTAAGATCAGTTGGAATTCTTAATTGCGTCCCTGGTTGAGGAAATAACGATCCTCTAGTAACATTATTATTAGCAGCCGAAATTATTCTCCACAAAGATGAATCTCCGTAATAATTATAAGCTAAATTATCTAATCGATCTCCAACAGATGTAATAATGTAAAAATCATTATTAGACAAAGGTATATTAGGATATAACTTACCTTGATAATAAGGTACTCCTTGATCTGTTTTTTTTATGTCTAGATTAGTATATAAGTTCATTTATTTTTCTCCCAATAATTTTCTAATGATGTTTTAGTCCACCAATCCCACCCACCTTGATTTTGGGGTAGATCTTTTTTTGGTAAATCTCGTGCACCAATCATTGTAAGTCCTTTATTATGGACAATTTGTTTTACTTTTTGAGGAGGATTAGTGTCATATAGAGAAAATTCTAAGATATCTCCTTCTTGAATTCTTTCAAATTTTACTCCTGGTTTATCTAAGTTCCATGTCTGAGAAGGTTTATTAACACCAATTTCGGCTAATATGTTTGAAAATTTTATCATTGTTTACCTTCGGGAAGTGGATTTTTAATTTCATCTAACCAAGGATTAGACCCTTTTGTTCCTTTATTAGCAATATAAGGAGAACTAGCATCTTTTTGTGGTAAATTATTGTGAAGAATTGTACAAGTTATTGAAACATCAATAATATGAGGCAATTCATACATTTGCACATCAGCTCCATTTTCTGGTTCATCTAAAGCTATCTCCCAAGGAGCATCATCAGCTATTGTATATGACAGTGAATTAATAATAGCTGTTTCTCTATATAGATAATTTCCTAAAGTTAGTCTGATCATAGGTCCTCTCATTAGATTATTATCATAATCAGGCATCGTATTACTAGCTAGAAAATTTAGTTTTTGATACATTGGTTTCATTTCTTCTTTTGATAGAGCTGCTACTTTAAATGTAAATGAAACTTGTCGATTAAAACCATTATATATGTTAAATTTTTCTCCTCTTCCTGCATATTTGATAGAACCCCATTCTGGTGAATAGTTATCTTGTATACTT